CAAAACCGTTGGCTATGCCTTCGATCAGAAAACCTTCAAACTCCGCCATCAGGCGATTGAGTCGAACTGGATCTGCTTGGAAGACGTTCGTACTTCGGCGTTCCCGATTGACGATGTCAATAACTACATCAAGATCCTTGCCGACAACGTCAACAAAGAGTGGGTTGAGCGTTATGACAACGACTACTACGAAGCCGTGACGAAAGTCTCTGTGGAACCTGGCCTTGCCGAGTCCACGGGATCGACTTTTGGTTCGCTGCCGAACCCGACCTCCGTCCTCACGGTTGGCGTCCTTCGCGAACTCTATGATCGTCTCTACCAGAACAACGCTGGTGATGACGGTGATGCGGTGACCGATGACGGCTCGCCTGTGTTCAACGTGTTTGCCGAACGCGCCACGATTGAGAACCTGATCAAACTCAACGAAGATGTCCGTCAGGATATCCGCTGGAGTGATCGCGTTAACGATCTGCTTGGTGCTAATGGCTCCTCGCTCCTGCCCCGTAAGGCTTACGGTGGATTTGTGTTCCATAGCCGCCCGTTCCCGAAGCGTTTCAACGACAACGGTTCTGGTGGTTATACCGAAGTTGCTCCTTACGTCTCCACGACTGGCGCGACCAAAGGCACGAAGTTCATCATCAACCCCGCCTACAAGGCTGCGAAATACACCTCCACGGTTGTTTTCCATCCGAAGGCCGTTGAGTGGCTTGTCCCGAATCCTAACTTGAAGGTTGGAAAACTCGTTTACGATGCCCAAAACTATCGTGGCGATTTCCGCTGGATCAATGAGTTCGACCGCAATTGTAACCCTGACAAAAACAGCGGTTACTGGCGGGCGAAGATGGCGTGTGCCGCGAAACAGGTGTTCCCTGAATTCGGCTATTACATCCTCCACTTGCGCTGCAACCTTGCGGCTGACTTGGTGGCATGTCCTAGCGGAAGCGGATACGGCTACCTCGCGTAATAGCTAGTCTCTATTCATCAAGGCTTGCCTTGGAGTAAAATCTAAGGCAAGCTCTATGAGGAGAGAATAACTATTATGAAAATCAAAATACCTACAGATTACACTTTGCCCGAAGACGTTGCCGATGGGGACTCGCTGGAAGAGCTTGTGACCTTCCGTGTCGAGGGAGATTCCCTTGTTCCTACCATGATTGCTGGCGTTGAGATCGCCGCTGACGAGGCCGAGGACGAAGGCGAGATGGAGGACGAGGCCGCTGACGAAATGGAAGCGGGCGTGTCCCCGATGGCTGGCATGGGTGAGCGTATCATGGGCATGGCTTAAAGGACGGAGACCATAGGCTATGGCTCTCCCTACTTTAGATGCGGTGTTTGCTTCGGCGGCGGATCAGCCCCGAAGGTATATGCTTTCCCAATGGTTGGTAAATGAGTTGGGTTCGGGGTCGGTTGCTAATTATGTTACCCTTCCAGAACGCTATCTCTGGGCCAAGATCGCCGTAGCCGCAGGCGCACTCAAGACCGAAGCAGACTACATATCCCTTCCTAAACAATATGTATGGAAGGCTATCTATGATGCGGTTTCGGGGTCGAGCGCGGGAACTACCGACTGGAGCGAGAAACAAGCGTTAGGACGCATCGCCGCCGCCTATCGTGGGGACACAAGCAACCCCGCAAACCTAGCCACTTATATTGACTGGCCTTGGCGTTATCAAGTGGCTTCCATTATTACAGCAGAAACCACAGATGCCGATGTTTTGGCATTTGCTTTGGCAAGCGGAGCGACAGATATTGAGCCACTAAATACTTTTGTTAAAGAAACAAAAGATTTGGGATACTGGGACGATATGGTTTTTTGGCCCATGAAGTCCGCGCAAAACGCTGGAACTGGAACCACGCTATATTCATTGGGCGGGCTTGGCACATTTAACGGAACTCTTGTTAACGGGCCAACATGGGATTCTGAAGGCATATTATTCGGAGAAGGTAGCGGTAAAAGGATTGATCTTCCAGCAAGTTCTGATTTGGCAACAGGAACAGGAAATTACACTTTTGAACAGTGGGTAAAAGTTTCTTCTGATTCCCAATTTGCTTTTTGGGAAACAAATCCAATAGGAACATCTGGAACAAGAGAAAATGGTTGGATTTTATATTATAATCCAAGTGGTGGGGAAATTGGTTTTTATATCAACGGAGCAAATATTATTTTTCAAAATTTTGCACTTCCGCTTAATGAATGGTTTCATGTTGCTCTTGTAAGAAATGGATCAACAACAACAATATACAAAAATGGAACAAGTGTTGGTAGCACAAATGAGGAATATGATTCTACCGCTGCTTCTGGAGGATCAAACTTTGGCACATTTTGCGATTCTACATCATTATCTCCAGATGGACTAATTGGATCTTCATTCTTTTATAAGGGTATCGCAAAATACACATCAAACTTCATGCTGCCAACAATGTTATGAGCTTTGAAACAACAGAAAGAATTGTTGCCATAAATCCAGAAAGTGTGGGAACGCTATTTCAACAAATGCTTGGACTATATGGAGAAGATTTACCAGACGCAGACAAGACCATACGCACCATTGGCGGTCATTGGGATAATCCCGAACAAACAACTATCCGAGCAGCAAGTCTGCACGATGGAACCATTACTGGTCATCAACTTACTGATGGACGTATAGCATTTCGTTGTCTTTGGCAGTCTGACTTGGCACAGGCATTTGATGATGGCGAAATAAATGGAGTCGAAGAACTTACTAACGGTCAGTTTATAGCATTGACGCCGCCTCCCGAATTATGAGCATCGAAGATATTCCAAGACGTAGAGGCATGGAGCGGGGGGTTAAGCTAACGATGAGTGAGTTGATTGCGGGCATTGCCCTGATGGTTACTCTGTTTTCGGCGCTTAATGGGTGGATTGTCCTTCCAGAGCAGATGAGGCACATCCAAAACAATGACGCCAAACAGGATGCGCGGATTGAGCTAATCAATCAGGAGAACCAAGCCCGCAGTGAAACTTTAGCCCGAATTGACGAGCGCACAAAAAGAATCGAAGATTACTTGAAATCCAAAGGATTCTAGTTTAGCTTTAAACCATGAAATCATTCTTCGCCAAAATCTGGGGTATTACCTCAAACGTCTTCAACTTCTTCCTTCCTGTCCTTCGGGAAATCGCTTCCTCTTCGGTAGCAGTTCTTCTCCCGATTGCCTTGGAGATCGTCCAGTCGTTGGCCTCCACCGACAAGACGGGAGCCGAAAAGCGCGAAGCCGCAGTCAAGAAACTCACTGCTGCTGCTAAAAAGCAGGGAGTTAGCGCCTCTGAGTCCCTGATTCGTTTTACTGTTGAATCGGCGGTTCAACGCTACAAGCTGGAGCAATAACCAAATGAAAGATAAAATTCTCGCATTTCTGGTTAGCAAGCTGGGCGGAGTTATCACCCCCCTCATTGCCATGGTTGTTGCCGCCATTGTCTCCCGTCTTGCCATGGTTGATCCGAAGCTGGCCGAATCCGTTGATCAGGTCAGTCTCACAGGTTTTATTGTTGCCCTTCTTATCTCTATCGTTAACTACGTCACTAACGAAGTGAACGTCAGGGGTGTGAAGAAGATCCAAGCCTTGGTTCATACTGACGAGGATGGGGTGGCTGGGCCTATTACCTATACTGAAGTTCGTCGGGCTATTGCCATCAAGAAGCCCGTTCGCCGCAAGAAGAAATGAGGCTATCCCATGAAACCCTTAAAGCAATACTCGTCCCAGTCCCACCCAAAGAAGATCGCAGAAATTTCTTTGTCCGTTTACTCGGTTCCATCCGATTCACTTCCAAAATCAAGTGGCGCAATGATGGAAAAGCTTCCGTCTCCATCGGAGTCCGAGGTGGAACGGATCTATAGGAATTGGGATATCGGTCAGAGGCAGTGCAAATGGTAAATAAACTTGCAGACATTGCGCTTTCGCAAGTCGGAGTTAAGGAAGTTGGCGGAAACAATCGCGGTAAGAAAATCCGCGAGTACCAAGCTGCAACTAACTTAGCACCAGCAGCTTGGCCATGGTGTGCTGCTTTTGTTGATTGGTGTGTGGCTCAATGGCTCAATGACAAGGAAGTTGTGTCTTGGCTTGGCCTAAAGACCATGACTACTAGTAAGTGGCGTCCAAGGACTGCCGCTGCTTTCGGGCTGATTGAATGGGCTAAGAAGCGCCCGAACACCACTCAAGTTATCTACAATACAAAGGCTCCCAGAGTTGGAGACATTGCGGTCTTTGATTTCTCCCATACGGGAATTGTGGTGGCTACAAGCAAAACAATGTTTGATTGTGTTGAGGGCAATACAAACCAGCGCGGAACCAGAGACAGTGATTCGGGTGACGGGGTTTGGATCAAGAGCAGAAACCATTCTTTGGCAAGATGTTACATCAGAATTAATCAGTCGAAAGTTAAATGAAAGAACAACCCAGTCCCCGAAAGAAAAAGACCTACCGCAAGCCCGAAAACAAAACTTGCCCCTATTGCGGCTCAAATTTTGAGCGGGAAAATAACATTTCAGAAAAAAGCTGGAACAAAATTAAATATTGTAGCGATAAATGTAGGGAAAATGTTTGTGGCCAAAGTGTTGATTCCAAGACAAAAGAAAGAAGTCGCAAAATTGCGAGAAATTGGTATTTAAAAAATCAAGATATTATTAAAGAAAAAAGGAGAATCAGATATCTTCAAAATAAAAATCGTGAAATTGAATCAAGTAAAAAATATTATAAAAAAAACAAAGATAAGATTTCTGAATATTCAAAGAGGTGGAGCGAAAAAAACAAAGAAAGACTAAAAATCTTAAATAGAATTTGGACGAAAAATAATCCAGAAAAAGTTAAAGCGACGATTCAGCGATACAAGATAAAAAATAAGGAAAAAATTAGGGAAACTCGCAAAATTTATGCATCCACCCCAAAAGCAAAACTTATTAATTCATTGCGATGTGCCACAAAAAGGATTGCGTATTACTCAGGGGCCAAGAAAAAATTTCCAACCGTAAAAATATTAGGATGCTCTTTTAAGAAGGCAAAAGAATATTTAGAATCAAAGTTCAAAGATGGCATGAGTTGGGAGAATTACGGGAAATGGCACATAGACCACATTAGACCCTTGACCAGCTTTGATCTTTCAGACGAAAATCAACAATTAGAGGCTGGTCATTATACCAATCTTCAGCCACTTTGGGCGTCAGAAAATATTCGCAAGGGAGCCAAATATGAAAGATCAACAGAAAAGCAAGAAACGGCACAATCAGCAAAAAGCAACCAATGATTCACAGTGTTACTACTGTGGAGGAAAAAACTTTGAACATATTCGGGTTGGCAACGTCAAAACAATTCGACTATGCAAAAATTGCCGCGAACAAATCGACTAAACTCATGGCTTCCCATGACAAAAGACTGCAAGAAGTCTTGGATAAATTGGCCAAGGATCTTGTTGAATACTTTGATTCGGGCTTTGTCGTTGCCACCTTTCAGGACGGGGCCGAAACCAAAAATGCTTTCCTTAAATTCGGAAATGATTACGCCATCGAAGGCATTGTATCCAATATCCATGACATCCTTTACGGGCAAGAAGAGGATGAGGACGGGGATGACGATTTAGATGACGGGGATCTTAAGAAGATTATCAAAGACTCTTAATACAATGGCTAATGGAACCCTATCTTTCTCCCTTCCAGAAGAGCGACAAGAGTTTGAAGATGCTTGCAAAGCAGGGGATTTTCGCGCTGTTCTTGACAATTTTGATAATGAGTTACGCTCTCATCTTCGCCATAATTCTCATCCCGATTGGAATAGCGCAACTATTGAAGAAGTTAGGAAAACTCTTTACGATCTGATTGCCGACTACGGCATCCAAATCCACTAACCACCGCCAATACAACACATGACTACAGTATACATCTGTGGCCCTATGAGGGCACATCCAAACCTTAATCATCCTGCATTCTTTGAGGCCGAAGACGCTCTTCTTAAAGCGGGATATCAAACTATTAACCCCGCAAGGATGGATCAAGAGCTAGGGTTGGATCCGCATAACTCCCAGATGGATAGCAAGTTCATTGAGGAGTGCGCCAGAAGGGACATTGATGCGGTCTTTGAGTGCGACGAGTTGGTTCTTCTTCCCAAATGGGAGAAGTCTAAAGGAGCCAGAGCGGAGGTTGCCGTAGCCCAATGGCTGGAAAAACCCTTGCGTCTTTATCCATCTATGGTTAGATTAGACAAAGAAGATGTGTGCGACATTGCCAAGCGCCTTACTTCCTATGATCGCCAGACTGACTACGGAAGCCCGATTGAAGACTTTACCAAGCAAGCCAAGATGTGGGGAGCCATCCTTGGGGTCAATGTAACCCCGCAACAAATCGCTATGTGCATGATTGCGGTCAAACTTTCCAGACTCACCAACTCACCCCGCCATCGTGATAGTGTGGCTGATATCTGCGGCTATGCGCGGTGTTTAGATCTCTGTAACCAAGCAACCTCTTTATGAGTAAAAAAATAGCAGTCCTATCGGACTTCCACTGCGGCCACAAAGTAGGGTTAACCCCGAAAGGCTATCTGCCAGAAGAGCCAGCCGAAGAGCGGTCACGTTGGGTTAACGCCAATAAAGCCTACTACAACTGGTATAGCCAGAACATCCGCAAAAACGGCCCCTACGATATCATCTTCATTAATGGGGATCTTGTAGACGGAACTGGCAAGAAGTCGGGCGGAACGGAGCAGATCACTACCGATATGGAAGAGCAGTGTGATATGGCAGTTAAGATTATCCGCGAAATCCCGAAATCCAAAAACTGCAAGATTG